GGCTTGGAGGGTGCAAACTGCCGACATATCAGGACTGCCTTTGTGGATGGTGTGATGGAGCGAACATATACCGACAAAGAACTTGCTCACATAGACGATGGGCACGACGTGGATTTTGAGGGAAAGCACTACACAGCTTATGAGGCCACACAGAAACAGCGGCAGGTCGAGCGAACTATCCGCAAGCTGAAGCGAGAACAGACCGCATACAAGGCCGCAGGACTGACGGAGAACTACCAGGCGGTGACTACCCGTATCCGGAGACTGAATCAGGAATACAAGGCGTTCAGCGAGGCGGCGGGGCTACCGTTACAAAGAGAAAGAATGCAGATTCAATATCCGGAAGAGCTAACCAGCATAAAACAATTTTCCGGGCTGGAATCATATCAAGGGAACATAAAAATTGTCGGTAAATTCTCTTCCAGACAATATCAGGTGCAGCTTGACCCGCCGCAGATTAGCGGCGTGACAGACCACTTTGCAAATAACCTTACGATGAAACCGGATAGATCTGCATTGACGATTGAAGCGTCGCAGAGTATCATAAATAACAGCAGGTTAGTTTTGTATCAGACTGACCGGAATACATTGAAATTCTTGGCAGATAGCGGTTATGTAGTTTTAAGCGTTGACGGGAAGATTGTAACAGCGGTCCCGGAAAAGCTGAGAAAGAAGTATCGGGACTATTTGGAGGGGAAATGATATGGCGAAAAATCACAATGATAAATGCGTTTGCCCTCTTTTTGGGCGAGAAATCCTATATGGAGAGTGCTATGAGGTCCAAGAAGTTCGGGAGGACGAGATGGACATGGAGCTTGCAATAGAGCCGTTTGACGTAGATAAAGCAAATGAAGTCTGCGAGAAGTGCAAGTGGTATGTTGTGGAGGGCAGCGCGTGATAAAAGAAATTAACGGGAAAACATGGTATTGCTGCCCGTACTGCGGGAAAGCTCTTTTCCCGGTTCGACCTGATACCAAAGTAGAGCACATGCCGTTTCGATGCAAGGCATGTAAGCACGACATGGAAGTAAATATCGCATAGAGCCAAGAGCCTGTGAGCCAAGAGCCATCAGTTTCCGAGGATTCCTCGGTGGTTGATGGCTCTTTTTGTTTTGCCGAGAGGCGTAAAACCGCAGGGCGACGGCCCTGACAATAAACGGAGGTAACTACTATGAGCGAACCTATCAATAATCCTACCCAGGCCCCTGCGCCGGAGCCCGCCCCTGCGAAGACCTTCACGCAGGAGGAAGTGGATGCCATGATCGGCAAGCGGCTTGCGAAAGCCATGAAGGGTATGCCCAGCGAAGAAGAGCTGACCGCCTACCGCACCTGGAAGGACGGGCAGGCCGGAGAGAAAGAACGCTGGGACAAGCTGACTGGCGAGAGGGATACTCTCTCCGGAAAGCTGACAACCGCAGAAGCGGAGAGAGACCAGTTGAAGCGTGAGTTGTATGTCCTGGAAAAGGGCTTGACCGGCGAGGAGGCGGAGTTCATCGCCTTCAAGGCAGGGAAGATGGTGGACGACAAGACCACCTTTGAGCAGGCCGTGGACGCGCTCACCGCCGACCGCAAGAAGACTTCCTTTGACTGGACTGCTCCAGTGGGCGGAGGGAAGCAAAAAACAGGAGAAAACGATGTAATGAACGCCCTGATCCGGGGCGCACTGAAATGAAAGGAGAACATAAATGGCTGTTGACATTATCGATAGAAGCAAACTTTCTGGGCTTATCCCTGAGCCCGTAACCCGTGAAATTATCCAGGGGGCCGTAACGGAGTCCGCTGTGCTGCGGATGGCCCGGCGGCTGCCCAACATGACCAGCAAGACCCAGACCCTTAATGTGCTGGACGCCCTGCCCACCGCCTACTTTGTGAACGGCGAGGCGACCACCGGCGCGTCCGACTCCAAGGCGTCTCTGAAAAAGACCACCAATATGGCGTGGGACAAGAAGAAAATCTACGCCGAGGAAATTGCGGTTATTGTCCCCATCCCCGAGGCCGTTCTGGACGACAGCGACTACGACATCTGGGGCGAGGTGCGGCCCCGTCTTCAGGAGGCATTCGGAAAGGTCATCGACGCCGCTATTCTGTACGGCACGGACAAGCCGACTTCTTGGCGTGATGGCCTTGTCCCTTCTGCCACTACCGCAAGCGCTGTTGTGACCGCTACCAGCGACATTTTCAAGGACATCATGGGCGAGGGCGGCGTGATTGCCAAAGTGGAGGAGAGCGGCTATATCCCCAACGGCGTAATGGCGGCTATCCAGATGCGCGCCAAGCTGCGCGGCCTTGTGGACAAGAACGGCCAGCCCATTTTCAAGACCGATATGCAGGGAGATACCCGCTACGCGCTGGACGGCATGAGCATGTACTTCCCAGTGAACGGCGCTTACGACCCGGAGGAATCTTTGGCTATCGTGGGTGACTGGAGCCAGTTGGTCTATGCCATCCGACAGGACATGACCTTTAAGATTTTCGATAGCGGCGTGGTGCAAGATCCCACCACTGGCAATATCCTTTATAACCTGATGCAGAACGACATGGTGGCCCTCCGCGCCGTCATGCGGCTGGGCTGGGAGATTCCCAACCCCATCAACGCCTTCAACGTCGGCAATGAGAACGCCTTCCCTTTTGCTGTTTACGCACCGGAGGGGGGTTAATAGGGTCTGACACTTTAACGCTATTCCCCAGCGGTCAGGCCCTATTGGGGAAACAGGTTTCCGAGCTTGTGGGTGATGACCTGAAGGTTTATGCGAGTGGCGCTGTAACGGGCACATTTCATTATGTGACCAACTACACCGAGTTCAGCGACGCCCCGGACGAGCAGAGCGGGTATTATTTCCCATTTCACCTGACAAAGACCGGGACAAAGATGACCTTCAAGAAAAATGGCTCTCCTACAAAGGAAGACATCCTGTTTGACGCGGACATTGTCTTCCGGGTGACCAAGGATGATACCTTCGAGGTGCTTGTTGATGATTCCAGCGTAGTGAAATTTAGTTTCACTGGGGCGACGTTTGAGCCGCAGGCTAAGACGAAAGCCCGTGCGAAGAAGTAAGGGGGCGGCCTGATGGCTTACGCAGATTATGAGTATTACACTGCTGCGTATCTAGGCACGGCTATCCAAATGGCTGACTTCCCTCGTCTGTCCCTGCGTGCAAGTTCCTTTCTGGACTACTACACGCAGGGCCGTGCGGCTCAAAACAAAGAGCTGGACGCAGTAAAGATGGCTTGCTGCGCCGTGGCAGAACAGTACCAGAGCATCGACCTTGCCCAGCAAGCGGCCCTGAATGCCCTTAAAAACTCCGCAAATGCTGGAGAGACTGGAGAGTTGCAAAGCCAGAGTGTGGGCAGTTGGTCCAAGACCTACCGGAGCGGGGGCGAGAGCGCGGCCCAGGCGGCCGCCTCCGCCACCTCCGCAAAAGCTGGTCTGGCGTCAGCGGCGAGTATGTACCTGGCTGGGACCGGGCTTCTCTACCGTGGAAGGGGGTGCGGCTATGGACATGTTCCCCCATGTTGTGACGGTCTATAACACCTACGTTGAGACGGACCCTTCCACTCTTGAGGAGACCACAGCAAGCCACATCACTGTCCTACGGGGAGTCCTTCTGGATGCCTCCAAGGGTTCCAATGTAACCAAGAGCGGGCTGGAAAAAGCGGATGCAGTCAACCTGTACATTCCGTTTTCGGTTGAGGCGGTAGACGGCGTTACAGGCATCCAAAGAAAGTATGTCGGGCCAGTCGAGTTCTGGAAAGCAGATGATAAAAGCGACCTATGGACGCTCTCTGTGGCCCGTGATAGCTTTTTCATCAAGGGTGAGGCTATACACCCGGACTGGACGGTACAGACCATAGAGGCAGCCTACGACGGTGTGTACGATATTACTAAAGTCGATGAAAAGGATTTCGGCGGTGAAATGGCTCATTGGGAAGTTGGTGGCGTCTGATGCTGAAATTCAGTGTCCGCACAGTGGGACTGGAGGCAATTAAGGACAAGCTGGCTAAAGAGTGCACCGAAGCGGAGCATACTGTGGCACTCCAGGTTCGGAAGGATACATCACCATATGTTCCGATGCTTACCGGATCATTGGACAAACGGACGCGGGTAGATGGTTCAGAAGTGATTTACCCAGGCCCATATGCACGCTACTTATATTTTGGAAAACTAATGGTAGACCCGGCTACAGGTAGCAGTTATGCATCAAAGGGCACAACAAAGGTATTGACTAACAAAAACCTTGTATTTAATACAGCATCACATGTGCAGGCACAATCCCACTGGTTCGAGGCCAGCAAAGCCGAAAATCTGGAAAAGTGGGTGCGCACGGCGGAAAAGGCGGTGAAACGTGAACTCTAAGAACGAAAAGCCCCGCATGTTGGTGGCAGCCGAGGAAGTAGATAAAATCTCTCGTTCTATGTCTATTTGGGCCAATACTTTCCCGGAAAGCCCGGTATCGTTGATCCGGTACGAGTTTTTAAACATTGACAAAAAAACAGGCGACGAAACAGCTATGGCTCTCTCCACTATCCAAGGCACCTATATAACAAAGCGTTTCATCCTGGGTGGATACCAAGCGGAGTACCAATTCAAACTGATCTATCGGATAAAGCCTGGTGAGAGCAACGACAAGCGCCTGGAGGCTGACGAGCTACTAAACCACTTCGGTGACTGGGCAAGAAAAAATCTTCCTGATTTGGGAGACGAGATTCGGGCGCTCCGAGTTGAGCCCACCACACAATCCTCCAAATTTTCCGCTTATAAGGACGGCTATGAAGACTACCAGATTTTGATGAAACTGACATATGAAGTTGGCGTTTGAAAGGAGAAAAACAATGCCTGAGTCTGATTTGACTTTTAATACTACGCCGGGCCAGACCGTAGGCCGTGAAATGTTAATTGCTTACCTAAACACTGGAGAGAGCTCTACGCCTACGTGGTCTCCCATCGGTAAGCGTGTAGAGGACAGTTCAGCCGAATACGACTGGCAAACAGAAACCAAAGTTGATATTTTTGGAAATACCTATACCAACGGGAAGAAACCAACCATTACACAAACCTTTGACCCATGTGAGTTGGATGCAGATGACGCAGCACAGGAAAAAATCTGGAACCTTGCTATCAAAGATCAGAACGTGAACGCTTTGATGAATCAAGATATGCTTATTGTCCATCTGTATGCGGGGACGGCCGGAACAGCGGTATTTGCTGAAAGATACTCCTCATGCTCTATTTTGCCGTCCGGGCTCGGTGGTGAAGGCGGTGGCACAATTGGGATGCCAATTGATGTTACATATGGCGGCACTAGAACTGTTGGTACAGCATCGATTAGTGATGGAACTGTGAAATTCACACCGGGAACCGTGGAGGGTTAACTTATGAAGGAACTGAATTTTGACTCCGGCCTTGTTACATATTCTTTGAATGGCAAGTGCGAGGTGTCGTTCAACCCCACTGACAGCAACTTCGTTGAGCGGCTGTACTCCGCTTTTGAGGATCTGGACAAGAAGCAGGAGAGCTACAAGGCCCAGATCGAGAAGATGGTGGACAAGAAGGAAATCTTCGAGTTTGCCAAAGAGCGGGACGCTGAAATGCGCGGCATTATTGACGGCGTGTTCGAGGCCCCTGTGAGCGAGTCTGTCTTCGGCGGCATGAATGTCTATGCCATTGCCAACGGGCTCCCTGTCTGGTGCAACTTGATGATGGCGGTCATGGATGAGATTGATACCACTTTCACCAGAGAGCAGAAGCTTACTAACCCGCGCATCAGCAAGTACACAGCGAAATACCAGAAGTATCAGAAGAAGTAACCAAAGGAGCACGCCATGAGCTATGGACTTCCAAAAAGCGTGGATATAGACGGGCAGGAGTTTGCTATCCGCTATGATTATCGGGTTATCCTCGACATTTTCGAGGCCATGAACGACCCCGATTCCAGCGAGGAAGACCGGGCCCTTGACGTGCTCCAAATCTTCTATGTGGATTTTGACGAGCTGACCGACTATGACGCGGCCATAAAAGAGGTTTTTCGATTCATCAACGGCGGCGAGGAGCCACGGAAGCAGAAAGGCCCCCACCTTGTGGACTGGCCTATGGACTTCCCCCGCATCATTGCCCCTATCAACCGTGTGCTGGGCTATGAAGCCCGCGCTGTGGACTACGACATCGAAACCAACACGGGCGGCATCCACTGGTGGACTATCCTCGCGGCCTATGCGGAAATAGGGGACTGCCTCTTTGCCCAGATCGTCCGCATCCGCGACAAGAAGGCAAAGGGCAAGCCGCTGGACAAGTCTGACAGGGAGTTCTACCGAAAGAACCGTGACATCATCGACATCAAGCAGACATACAGCGAGGCGGAGAATGACCTCGTCAACCTCTGGACGGGCGCAAAATGAAACCGCCCCCGGAGGGGCGGCTATGATTATCGTATCGTGCATTTTGTCAACTGAACTTGAGCAAGAGGGATTCCATCGCACTCACCAGCGATAGTGATGTAGTCTCCATCCTTTAGCTGTGCAATCAAATCCGTTTGGTCTCCATCCTTCGGGAAGAAGCATTGTATGGGATAAAGGCCATAACCGTCATTTGTTTCGAGCGAAATGCAAGGTGCTTTTGTTAAAACATCCTGCCCGATGTTTTGAATTGTGCCAGTCACAACCAAGATTTTATCCTTATACAGCGCATCGGCATTCACTGCATTCTCCTTATATGCCGCCCACAAGCTGTTGGCGGAGATGGTAATTTCCTCCGGCTGGATGTTCTGCGCTAAATTATCGGATGGCTGCGTGGTCGTAGTAGTTGATTGGCTTGGACTATAGCCATCGTTTGACGGACTATCAGAGCGGCCCCCAAAAGTAAGAGATACAGCGGCAATAATAGCAACGACAATCACAGCTGCAAAGGCAACATTTCCCTTAATTTTTCTGCTTCTTTTTCCCGGGGCGTTCTCGCTATCGAAAACAGCGGTTTCTGGTGTGTTTGTTGCGTATTCACTCTCAACTACGAGGTGTGATCCAGATATTGCTGTGTTTACAACTTTTGCAGTGTCATCCGGCGATACGAGGATTGAAATTGAGCAGTCGATTTTACGCCCCTTTTGGAACGAAAGCGTATGGGGTCCATCTTGAGCGTATGCAGAAACGGTTGTGCCGTTTCTTAAAATCCCAACCACTTTGTCATCCAAAAGTACCGTGAAGTCGATAGCACATCCCCACGGCGATTTTTCTCTTGTAATAATGATTTCTTTGTACCCTTCCAATGTAAATCTCTCCCCTCAAGGTGGTGTTTAATGTGGCCGCTGACGGCTCCATCGTCATTGAAACCAATATTGACAATAAGAAAGCACAAAAAGAGCTGAATCAGCTTGCTAAGAAAATCCAATCGCTTGAAGATCAACTTACGTCCAAAAAGCAGGGGAGGTTTCCTTTAGTAGAAAACCTCAACGTTGTAAATGCGGAGTTGGAGGAGGCCAGGAAGCAGTTATCCATGCTCCAGGACGAACAGAATGCTATCAATGCCGCCATGAAAGCTGGTTCGTCCGCTGATGACTATATGCGTGCCTATTCTGATAGGCCTATGGTCGATTCCCAATTGAAAAAGCAACAAGAAAAGGTTGACGCAATTGAGAAAGAGTGGAGGCAGGCTGAAAAAGCGCTTTCAGATTATGATTCCAAAATTTCTGGCTTAGAAGGAAAGTTGAACCTGGCAAAAGAGGAAGCCGGAGGGCTCCAGCAGAACATGGCAAAGTCCGGCCCTGCCGCCGCCAAAATGGCAAAATCAGTAGATAGAGCGCAAAAGAGCGCAAGCAAGTTTTCTTCTCGTATGCGTGAAGTTATCAGAAGCGCGCTTGTATTCACGGTCATTACACAAGCTCTTGCGAAGTTCCGTGAATGGATGGGGAAAGTCATTAAAACAAATGACGAGGCTAGAGCGTCTATTGCACGCCTAAAAGGGGCTCTCCTGACGCTCGCTCAACCGATGATTGAGGTCATTATACCAGCATTTACAAATTTTGTCGATATGTTGGCCCGTATAATTTCAATGGCCGCCCGGATTACTGCTGCGCTGTTTGGTACAACAGCAGAGAAAGCTGCGGACTCCGCTGAAAATCTGTATGAGGAAACAGAAGCACTTGAAAAAACGGGTGAGGCGGCTGAGGAGGCCGGGAAATCGCTCGCTTCTTTTGATGAAATCAACCAGCTTTCGGGGAGCAGAAATAAAAGTGAATCTTCTAATCAAGATATTGGGCCAGACTTTTCTGCCTTTCAAGAAGGTATGAATAGCGGATGGCTCCAAGAAATGATGGCGAGTGTATCTGCTTGGGTGCCAATTGCATTAATGCTAGGTGGTATTGCACTTGTAGCTATAGGAGCATCTATAGGGAGTTTAGTGCTGGTTCTTTCTGGTTTACTTTTACTTGGAGCTGGCATTGATTTCTCCGGAGAAAATGAACAATTACAGTCTTGGGTTGATGCACTTGGTTTAAATAGTGTGCAAGAGTTTGTGTTATTGGCAATTATACTCGGCGGCATCGCCATGGTTGCTATTGGAGCTTCAACTGTAAATATTTTACTTGTTGTGGCTGGACTAGCTTTGATCGGAGTTGCTGTGGCTTATGCATATCAAAGCGGAATGATGCAAGATTGGGCGGAAGCGCTTGGACTTTCTAGAGCAGCCCAGTTTATAACTGCCGCTCTATTGATAGCTGGATTTGCCCTTATTTGTATTGGCGCAGGACTAGGGAATATTCTTATGGTTATATCTGGTATTGCTTTGATTGCAACTGGCGTCTTTGTAGGGAGTGAGAGTGGAGTTTTTGAATCTTGGGCAAAGACGCTGGGACTTGATTCCGCGTTTGACTATGTAACAGCTGCAATGCAAATAGCTGGATTTGCCCTCATCTGTATTGGAGCGGCAATGGGGAATATCTTTATGGTTATTGCTGGAGCAGTTCTTCTAGGAGCAGGGGTGACAGCAGAAGTAATTGGAGAACAGACACTGATGGCATGGTGGGAAAAACTGAAACTTACAACCGTTGTTCAATGGGTATCTGTCGCCATACTTTTGGTAGGCATCGTAATGGTAGCTATTGCGGCCGCTACTGGAAATCTTATTTTGCTAATTGCTGGTGCAGTGGTGCTCGGCCTCGGAATTGTTGCCGCAATAAATGATGATCATTTGCAGGATTGGGTTGAAACATTAGGCCTTGAAAAAGTAATGGAGTATGTAACGATTGCAATTTTGCTTGTAGGAATTGGGCTTGTTGCAATCGGTCTAATGACTATGAACATTCTTATGTTTCTAGGTGGATGCGCACTCCTTATTGCTGGATTTGTCGTTGGGAATGAAAGCGGGACGTTTCGTAGTTGGGTAGAAACACTGCATCTTGAAGAGGTGGCTGGGTGGGTATCTACAGCAATGCTGCTTGCTGGGATTGCATTAGTTGCTATTGGTGCAATGACATTAAACCCTCTATTCATATTGGCCGGGATTGCACTTTTAGGTGGTGGTACAGCGCTTAAGCTTGGAAGTGGCAGCACGAAGGGGAGTTCTTATTCAGCTAGATCAGGCTTAGGCCGAATGTCAGTACCAAGGCTTTCAATTGATGACGTTCCTGCCCTTGCAAAAGGCGCGGTCATACCGCCTAACAAAGAGTTCCTCGCCGTACTGGGAGATCAAAAGAGCGGGACAAATATAGAGGCTCCAACATCTGAGATTGAAGCCGCTGTTGCCCGTGGGATGCAGCGATATGGTGGCGGCGGCTCCAATACAGTTATCTTGGAAATCGACAAGCAGGTGCTTGGTCGCGTATCTTATCAAGCAACTCAGAGCGAAGTTCAGCGTATCGGCGTAAATTTGGTGGAGGGTTAAATGAGCTATATCAAATTGAACGGCATTGAGTTTGACGCAGATGTTGCAATTTCGACTTATAATCGAAGTTTCAATGTACTAGATGGAGATAATGCTGGCCGAGTGCTTTCCGGTCGAATGATACGTGATGTTATTGGAACCTATCTTGGACATAAGATTACAGTGTTTCGCAGAGGAGACAATTACGAAGGGCTGGATACCTTTTGGGACTATCTGTACCAACACTCAGTCGATGATAGCGTTATGTTGGAGGCTGCGGACGGACAGACAACCATCTCCTACGAGGCGTATTATACTAGCGCATCTCAAGACATGGAGAAGGTAGAAGGTAGCGTAAATTATTGGGGAGAAATAGAGGTAAGCTTTGTCCCGATAGACGCACAGGTCAAGCCGTAAAAAGTGAGGATAGGAGATGGCAAACAAAAACAAAATTGTGTATGGCGACAGAGTGTTTGAGGGCAACAAAATTAAAAGCGGAAATCTTCATATTGCAACATCTCTTCTATCTTCCTCTCTGGAAGCCAATACCTTATCAGTCGTAATTGAGACTGAGGACAGAACAATTACAGAGTTTGAGAGAAACGCTCCAATTGTTTATTTTTATGATGGCGTTCAGACCGGTGTGTTTTATGTGAAATCCATTGACCGGAATGGCCCTAATACATATAAGATATCTGCAACAAGCGCAATTGGGCTTTTATCTGAAAATCAGCATTATGGAGGAATCTACTCTGGAGAGACTGCATCCGAACTTCTTGCTTCCATATGCGGCACAATACCATACGAGATAAAAACAAATTTAGCAGACATAAAATTGTATGGTTGGTTACCTATCGCTACGGCAAGGGATAACTTGTCACAGGTTCTATTTGCAATTGGCGCAACTATTCGAACTGATCTAAATGGAGTTCTTCGGATTGCGGCCCTTTGGGATGGGATTAGCGGAAACCTTGGTTTAGACCGAATGTATCAGGGCCCGAGCGTCACTAACGCGGCCAAAGTAACCCAAGTAATTGTTACGGAACATCAATATATAAAATCTGGTGAGTCATCTACACTTTTTGAAGGGTCTGTAGAAGAAGGGAAAATTGTTACATTTGATGATCCTGTGTTTGACCTGTCTGCATCTGGCTTTACTATTTTAGAGAGTGGGGCCAATTACGCGAAACTATCTTCTGGTTCCGGAAAGCTTGCTGGAACAAAGTATACGCACAACAAGAGCCAAATCATACGTGATATTGTTTCAGCCAAAGAGCCAAATGTAAAGAATGTCGAAAATGCTACGTTGGTATCGCTCACAAACTCTGCGGCTGTCGCAGACCGGATGAAAAATTACTATAAGCATGCTCAATCTATCCAAGCACCAGTTGTCTATAAAGGGGAATCAACAGGGAACCGTGTGTTGACGTGGGACCCATATAACAAAGAGCCAGTTACGGCTTGCATTGAAAAAGAAGACATTACCATCTCAAACACATTAAAATCAAGTTCGGAGATGCTTGTTGGATATGTACCATTAAAAATAGAGGAAACTGAATTACTCGAAAACCGTGTAGTTCTTACAGGCGCAGGCGAGTGGACTGTTCCTGAAGGGACAACATATGTAAGAGCAGTTTTGATTGATGGTGGACAAAGCGGCCAACCTGGAGAAGATGGTCAACCTGGCAATATTGCGTGGTCTTCCAATGATTCCTCGAATAACACTAGCTCCGTGCCCGAAAATACGTTTGTCTCAACTACGGCATCAACATCACTCAGAAGCCAATCAGAAGGAAAAGGCGGAAAGAAAGGCCTTGGAGGCCTTGGAGGTAGAATTTTTCAATCGTCGCTCGATGTCACGGGCGGTCAAAAAATAGCGTATTCTTGTGGAAAAGCAACTGGCTATGGAGGGGAAAGTGTCACAACATTTGGCTCACTTTCGTCTGTTAGTGGGAATCGAAATAACCTTGGATATACTGATACAGTTACAGGAGAAACATATGCTTTAGCAGGAAAAGATGGAATTGATGGAGGAGATGGTGGAGGGCCTGGTGAGCCTGGTAAGGATGCTGGAACTGCAAAAGGCGGAGAAGGAATAAGCCAAAGAGGATATTCTGACAGAAAAACATCCTCAGGAAGTAATGTTAATACTCTTTGGTTTGATTCTGAGGCAAATTGTAAGGCAGATTGTGGTGGCGCAGGAGGAGGTGGTGCCGGAGGGAACGGAGAAAATGGTAGCCCAGCACTGGTAGCCAGTAAAGCGACCGTTTTCTATACAGGCGCAAGCTCCACATACAATGGAGCAAACGCAGAAGGAGAGGCATATCAACATGGCGGTGGAAGCGGGGGAAAAGGTAAAGATGGAGATAATGCATCGTCGTATGGTTCAGGCGGAAGTGGAGGAAGCGGTGGTGGCGGCGCTGGAGTATGTGGGTCAGTAAGATTTTCTGTAACAAATAAACTAAAATGGTCTAATCGTGCAGGTGGAACCAGTAAGACGGAAACTCTTAATGTCCGGTGCACTGCCTACATTTATGTAAAAAAGGCTTCAGTTGTAACTGGTGGAGCAGGAGGAAACGGGGGGAGCTCAATGGATGGATGCATTATTTTGTATTATGGCGTTCCCCAGAAGATAGTCTCCGGCCCAGTGAAAGATAAAAATGGCCGCGTTGTTCTGGACAAGCTTGGCCGTCGGCTAATTGTGTGAGGTGAGAAAATGGAACTGACTCTGGAGGAGCGTGTAGCGGCACTTGAGCGGAAATTATTAGCCAGAGAAGCGGCAGAAGAACCAACCGAATACTACACCAGCAAATACAGCGGTGAGGAGATCGATGCCCTTCTGGACAAGGTGGTCGCTATGGATGGAGGCGGTACATAATGCTCATCATGGCAAATTGGTACATCTGCACCCCGCCTAAATTTTGCATCGGATTCGAGGGCGACAATGAGGCCGTAGCCCTCGAAATCTCCACAGACCTCACAGACGAGTGGGACTTAAAGGTGGATGTAGAGAAAGACGGTCAAAAGAATATTATCCAGCTCCAGCGCGTCGGGCAAGTATACTCCGCCTTGCTGACGGCCTCCATGCTGGCTGATGACGGCCAGTATTTAATGCAGGTCAGGGGTACACTCGGGGAGCAGGTGCGGCACAGTAATATATTCTACGCAACGGTCCATGACTCCATTAACGCCGTAGACGCTTTCCCACCTCCTCTACCATCCGAGTTTGAGCAGATGGAGGAGCGTATCACAGAGCTGAACCAGCATCCCCCGAGGCCCGGCCTGGATGGATTTTGGGAGATTTGGAACCCGGACAGTGGACGGTATGAGGCGTCGGATATCCCGCTGCCTGCTGGCGGAGGTGGAGGAACTGGTAATGTATCTTCCCAGGAGGTCAACGTCATCAAAGTTTTAGACCGAGCGGAATATGATGAACTTCCCCAAAAAGATCAAAGAACCCTATACCTGATTCGGGGGTGACGATATGCTCAACATTGGAGATATCCCGGTGACTGAGCTATTTGCTGGGACATTAGGTGTAAAGTCAGCCTCCGTTGGAGACGAAACGATTTATACCAGACCGGGCGGATATTTCTACCTGGAACTTGAAACAGAAAAGGAGAAGTAAACATGGCGAGTTATTTTAATCTTACACTCGACACAACTGCGCCGTCTGGCCTAACACTAAGCATCAATGACGGTGCCCTATATGCTACCAGCACAGCGGTTAAGCTAACGATCGGAGTTTCGGATGATGTTACCACCGGCTACCAAATGAAGATTTGGGGCATTGACGGTGTAGCGGAGGAAGCGTCGGCCAGTTGGGAAACCTTTTCCACTACAAAGAGTGTCAATTTGACTTCCGGTGACGGGCTAAAAACCGTACATATCAAAGTCAGGGACGATGTGGGCAACGAAAGTGCCGCCGTGTCCGACGATATTACCCTCAACACCACTGTACCTGTAGTAACAGTTACCGGCCCGGACAAAAGCAAAATCTCTAAGGTGGAAGGTTATAACAAGTCTAAAATCTCCTTCACCGTGGATGTGGCTTTTGCTGAATACAAAGTGTGCGTAGTGCCAGCAAACTCCAGCACTCAGGATGCCGGTGTGCTCATCCCAACCGACGGTGGCTCTATCAACACCAGCGGGTCTGATGGAGACTATCCTGCGTCTACGCCCATCGAGGTCACCATTACCGGAACTGACCTTGAGACTGCAAGCAGCGGCGACAACGTCAAGATTGTCAAGGTGTTCGTTAAGACTGAGGCGGGCATCTGGAGTGTGGCCTAATGGCCGCGCCAGGGCTAACCTTTTCTGTCTCCGGTAACAAGGTATCAGATGAAGCTGGATTTGATCATATCATTGTAAAATTCCAGTCGGACATCCCATATCAGGCGTTTGAGTGCCGGGCCACAAAAAACGGGGAGAACTACGGTGTGGGGAAAGGGGCTCTTGTGGCCTCCTTCTCCGCGACCCCGGCCAACACAGAACGTAGTTTTGAGGTCTACGACGATTATCTTGTTCACGGGGATGGAGACTACCGCATATCCCTATTTGCGCAGGGAAAGGATGGTAGCTGGAACGATAATTACTATTACATCCCACTGGGCAGTTCGATGTATATCTGCGCTGACGGGAAACCGTATCTCTGCATGAGGGAGTGATAATATGGCGACAACCGAAGGGTACAACGGTGCATACACAGGACAACAAATTGATGCTGCCATTGGGAAAATTAACGACTCCGTCACCGTCCCCGGCGGCGGCACGATGCAGATGGGGGAGAGCCTGGGGGGCGGGCCGTACACCATTGAAGTAACCGAAGACGGAGAGGGCGGCGACCTCTCCGCCGAACAGGTGGGCTACAGCAATACGGGTAGCGGACTGGAGGCTACCAACGTACAAGAGGCTATCGACGAGCTGGCGGGGAATGGCGGAGGCGAGTATCTTCCTTTGACTGGCGGGACTCTGATGGGGCCTCTCACTTTAAGCGGGCTACCGACCAGCGAAAACCACGCCGCCAACAAGCGGTACGTGGATACGAGTGTTGAACAGGCGCTTGGCTCAATCGGATATAGCCTAGTAAAGGAATACACATCGCCGGGGAGCTACACCCATACGTTCGACCGCAAATATACAGATGTTTTTGTGGTTGTGGTTGGTGCTGGAGGAGGCGGAGGTTCGAGTGGAGAGCGCGGTGGAGGTGGCGGCGGGGGTGGGGCCGTAGCGTGTTTCCATGTTTTGGATAGCAGTACAATTCAAAACAATAATATTGTTGTTGGAACTGGTGGAGCTGGTGCAGTCTCTTCTTTGGGACCGTCCGTCACTAATAATGGCTCCGCTGGTGGGAGCAGTAGCGCTTTTGGTATTACCGTACCTGGTGGCAGTGGTGGAATAGCCAATCTTGGTGGCATGGGTGGTGGCTACGCCCCCAATGAGATTGTTCCTGGTTGGCTCATGATAGGTGGTAGTGGTGGTAGCCATAATAACAATGGCGATGGCGATGGCAATGCCGGGCCTATTATTTCTATTGTTGGGTTTAAACCTTTCGGTGGCGGAGGTGGCGGAGGGGGCAATCCTAGTCTTAATGATCCGCCAACTCCCGGCGGAAATGGCGGTGACGGTGGAGCCGGTAATGGTGGCGCTGGAGCTACCGGCCAGAGCAATGCAATAATGGGTAAAAACGGTACCCGCGGTGGTGGCGGAGGAGGTGGTGGAGCGGGATGGACTTTTCGTTCCAGCGAGTATAAGCCCAGCGGCATAGGTGGCAAAGGCGGCGATGGATATGTGGCGATTTACGGTAGGGAGTGATTTTAATGAAAACAGTCTATTTAAATGAGGATAACACTGTCCGCGAAATCATCCCGGAGTATGCACTCCCGCCAGAGAAGTGGTATAGCGAGGCATTTGCACGACGCTGTGTAGAGGTACAGGACAATGTGGAGCAGGGGTGGCGCTACAACCCCGAAACAGGACAGGCCACCCCGGACACAAGACCGCCGGAACCTGAACTAACTCCGCAATACGCCGCCGCTATGCGGGCCTATGCGGCCACCAGCACGGCCATACCTGACACCTACGCCCTGGACATGCCCGATCTGTTTCCGGCGTGGGAGACTGTTTTGGAGGCAGGAGAGGAGCTCCCGGCGGGCCGTATCCTCAACGACGGCGGCCAGCTCTACCGGGTGGTGCAGGCGGTAACTCCTCAAGAGGAGATGCCCCCGCACGACGACGGCATGCTCGCCATCTACCGGCCTATTGACCGCGAGCACGCTGGCACAGCGGACGACCCCATCCCGTGGGTGTACGGCATGGACTGCCACGCGGGCAAGCACTACAGCTACAACGGCAAGGTCTACAAGGTTGCCGAGGGTGGGGACATGATTCCCTGTACGTGGCCGCCCGACAGTCCCGGCATGTGGCAATGGGTGGAGGTGTAGCACATGGCTATCGTTGTAAACGGCAAAAAAGTTGCCGGGGTGGGACTGCCCGGCAAAGACGGAGCTCCAGGGGCAGACGGCAAGGATGGTGCACCTGGAAAGTCCGCCTATCAGGCGGCAAAAGAGAAAGGATATACCGGAACCGAAGAGGAGTTTAACACCGCTCTGGCTGGTATGCAAAGTGCTCCATTCCTGCCGCTGAGCGGAGGAACAGTTGAGGGCGTCCTCGAAATTAGATCAGGGATTGAATTTGGCTATGGCAGCAATTCGATAGAACTATCTCCCTCATCTGCAAGTCGGCTTGAATTGGTGGCTAATGCTTCCGGCGGGTTCAGTGGCGGCTCGATTGGCGGAACAGTTGAGCTGATAGGGTTGTCCGCACCAACGGCATCCAATAGTGCCGCAAATAAGCAGTACGTGGACGAGCACGCGGGGGCAAGGGTTGCCACGGGGAGCTATGTAGGGACGGGGGATTATAACAGTGGAACCGGATGGGGGAGCAGTAACCCGACATCACTGACGTTTGACTTTGCCCCCAAGTTGCTTATTATTGGTTGGCAAGAAACACTGGATAGTGGTTTTTTCACCAGTAATTTAGGGGACACATCCAATAATTACTATTCTATATACACAGGAGCTTTAACGACACAGTTTAAGCAGTATAGAGGCTTTGGTGATCCGGACAGCAGTTATGCGAAGAAGTCTTCAGACGGTAAGACTATAACGTGGTATAGCACTCATCATGCTAACTCCCAAAGAAACGACAAAAGACACAAGTATTATTATCTTGCCATTGGCTGAAAGGAGGCCCATCTATGACCATCATCCAAATTGACCCGCTGGAAACCGGCCAGCACCCGATCCAGAGCCAGAGCGGGCGGAGCGCCTGCTGGCTGGATGACTACATAGAGGTGCCCGCCCACCTCCATGACGCGGTGTGGGCGACCTATGGCTGGTGTGACCTCCAGATTGAGGGGGACAAGCTGGTGGGCATCACGCCTACTGAGCGGCCTCCAGAGCCGGAGCCGGAACCCCAGCCGCCCCTCGCAGAGGACATCACTCTGGACATGCTGTCCGAGCACGAAGAACGACTTTGTATGTTGGAAATCACCACCAATGCTGTTTGAGGAAGGGGAAGGACATGAACACGGTATTTAATCTCTGCAAGCTGCTTATTGACCGGGGCCGCACCGACGGCCTCCAGGACAAGATGGATGTCTATCTCGCCGCCGACCGGCTCACCCCGGAGGAGTACCAGGAGCTGGCCGGGCTACTGGCCCCGGAACAGTAATCAACAGCGGGATCGCTGGATAAAAGGATGTGAATCAAATGAGTAAGCTCATTACATACATCCCGCTCTCGTCCGTGGAGCGGATTGAGCTGAGAGTCACCAACTGCCGCAAGACGCTCTCTCAGGTCAAGGCTGAAACAAAGGCTCATTACGTGCTCAATGGCGGCATGTGGAACCCAGACGGCACCCCCTGCCCGCTGCTTAAGGTGGGCGGGGCGATGCTCTCCGGCACGCCCTGGCGTCCGATGGGCTACGCCTGGGACAAGGGCCCGGACATCCACATGACCTCCGAGTACGAGGGAGCGGCCAACTTTATCGCGGTGACTGCCCTTATTTCCTCCGGCGAGCCAGTGGATAAACCCTCCTATGGCTCGGCCCAGGGAGGCAAGAGGGGCCGCAGCGCCATCGGCCTGCGGGGTGGCAGTCTGGCCCTCTACTGCTCCTCGGATGGCGCCGATGCAGCCACGCCGGAAACTCTGCGGGACGAGCTGGCCGGGCTGGGCTGGGCCTCCGCCGTCATGCTGGATGGGGGCGGCTCCAGCCAGTGCGACTTTGGCGGCGAGCGCATCACCGCCAGCCGCAAGGTGCACAACTGGATTTGCGTGTATCTCAAGCAGGCGGAGCAGACACCGCCGGAAGAGGAGAGCAAGCCTATGAGTAAGCATACTGTATGCCTCGACCCTGGACACGGGCCTGGCAACGTCAACGGTTCCCCGGATGGTACCTACAAGGAGTGGGAGTTTACCTGGGATATGGCCCAGCGCGTTAAGCCGCTGCTGGAGGCCAAGGGGGTGGGTGTGGTGCTCACCAAGACGGCGGACAACTACCCCAGCCTGACGGAGCGGGCAGAGACCAGCAATAAGGCGCAGCCGGACTGCTTTGTGAGCATCCACACCAACGCCGCCGGGGAGGGAGGCTGGTCGAGCGCGTCCGGGCTGGAGATCTACACCAGCGCCGGGCCCATGACGGCGAAGCGCAATGTTCTGGCTTCTGACCTGGTCAACGCCTTCCACGCCGCCGGGGTGTCCCTGCGGAGTGAACCTATCAAGCATGAGATGTATACCGTGCTCGCCAAGACGGACGCCCCCGCCGCGCTCATTGAGTACGGCTTCCATACCAACAAGATGGACACGGAGTATCTCAAGGATAGCAAGTACCGGGACAAGCTGGCCGAGGCCACCGCAAAGGGCATCTGTGAGTTCCTGGGCGTAGCGTGGCAAGGCGAAACGGGAGCGGACAGCGCGGAGGACACCCCGGACGTTTGGGCCGCTGAGGCGTGGGAAAAGGCCAGAGACAATGGCGTACTGGATGGCACCCGGCCCCGCGACAATATGACCCGGCAGGAGCTGGCTGTGGTGCTGGCACGACTGGGACTTTTGGACTAAGAAAGGATTGGAATATGAAAAAGTTGTTTATTTCTCAGCCCATGCGGGGCAAAACCGACGATGAAATTCTGGCAGAGCGGAGCAACGCTATTCAGGCGGCGAAGGACAGCCTTGGAGAGCCTGTCGAGGTCATTGACAGTTTTTTCGGCACATCAGATATGAGCCATGCGCTGGAATACCTGGGTGAAAGCCTGAAGTTGCTGGCTACTGCTGACGTGGCTTATTTCGCTCCCGGCTGGAGTGAAGCGAGGGGCTGTAAGATCGAGAACCTTTGTGCCAAAGAGTACGGCATCCACACCATTGAAGCATAGGAGGGTTTGATTTATGGACATTTCTTCTTTGGGTATCACCGGAGTGGCGGTTATCACTGTGATCTGCTTTCTGGTCGGCCAGGTGGTCAAGGCCACTGGACTGGACAATAAGTGGATTCCCATCATCTGCGGCATCTTTGGCGCGGTGCTTGGCATCCTCGGCATGTTCATCATGCCGGAGTTCCCGGCTTCGGACTATTTGACCGCCGCCGCTGTCGGCATTGTGAGCGGACTTGCGGCCACTGGTATCAATCAGGTTTATAAGCAGTTGACTAAGGAGGGCTGATGCCCATGGAGTGGGTAGGCCCACTGATTTCCGGGGCGGCGTTGGTCTTGGTGGCAATTATCGAGGCGGTCGCCGCCCGTGAAAGAAAGCGCGTCAAGGTGGATTACACTAAGAACGAGGCCGTGGTGAATGGCGTCTTGGCGCTGCTGCGCAACGAGATTATCAACAAGTACAACCACTACATGGAGCTTGAGTACATCCCGATTTATGGGATGGAAAATGTGTTGGCGATGTATCACGCATACAAGGCGCTGGGAGGCAATGGAACCGTCACAAAATTGGCGGAGGCCCTGAAACAACTGCCCACAGAGCCGCCGGAAGAATGAGGTGCAGGACGTGTCAAAAGCGCTGATTCGATTTCCTGGAAGATTAGAGGAGTTGACTACCTCAGAAATGAAGCGCTCCATCCACGAGGCCAATCTGGGGAGAGACGACACGCAGATTGCGGAGCTCTATCTGCTGGAACGGAAAGCGCAGGTTGACACGGCCGATTGCTGCGGGATAGACCGGAAAACGCTCCACCGGCACCTGCCCTTCATCTTTGAAAAGGTGGAGTTCACGGCAAACAAGCTGGGATTCCTCCAAAAAGGTACATAACGCCCCCAAACTTCCGCTGGAATGTCCCCCGGCGGAAGTTTTTTTATGCGACAATATCAATAGGAGGACGTGAGGATACAGGGTTGGTACACGTCGCCGCCCTCCTCACGGACTCCTTATTTTTATGGACAAGGACGTGTTGGATATGACTCTAATCGAGAGGATGGTAGCCGCTGGCATGTCCCGTGATTGTGCCGCCGAAACCGCGATGTGGTACATGGCACAGGGAGATGACGAGGGCCTAGAGGATTACGTAACCGCATTGGAGGCGGGGAGGGAGGCGCGTCAGTATGGCGTTTCCTAATTACACATACCCGGCTTATGGGGCCTACAATCCTGTTACCCCGTTTGCTCCGGCTCCACAAGTATATCAGCCCCAGCAACCTACTCAGCAACCATCACAGACCATTCAGGCGCAAGGGAATGTAAACACACAGCCCGCTTTTTTCTGCCGTCCTGTGGCCTCCAGAGAAGAAGCGCTGGGGGTTCCGGTTGACTTCATGGGAGCCCCTATGTTTTTCCCCGACCTCGCTCATAATGTGGTCTATATGAAACGCTTTAATACCAATACCGGAGCTGCTGATGTGTTTGAGTTCCACGGTCAACAGCAGGCAAAAGAACAACAGACGGAGAATCCGGCCCCTGCTTTCGCACCGCTGGATGAATTTATGGACATGAAGGACACCATCAACAATTTGAAGGACGAGATAGAACGGCTGAAAAAGCCCGCTTCTGGTGGAAAGGCAGGGAAAAAGAATGATGCCTCCGATGAATAATCCCATGACGGCCATGCTCCAGATGGCGCGGAACGGCGGGAATCCCATGCAAATGCTCCAGCAGATGGCTGGACAGAATCCGCAGGCAGCTCAAGCTATGCGGCTCATTCAAGGGAAAAACCCGCAGCAGCTTCGCCAGACTGCGGAAAACATGGCAAAACAGAGGGGAACCTCCGTTGAGGAAATTGCACGACAACTAGGTATACCCATGAAATAAAATAGAGCATTTCTTTTCAGTTTTTCGGTGTCTTGACAAAAAACCGCTCTTTTGAAACATCCGGGGAGCGTACGGCCCCGATGTAATAACTGACAAAGGAGTATATACAATGGATAACGATTTTGCGACTGGCTATGCTCTTGGCTCCGACTCCAACGGCGGCAACTGTAACAATGGCGGCTTTTGGGGTGGCGATGGCTGGTGGGCTATCATCATCTTCGCCATGATTTTTGGCTGGGGCCGCGGCGGCTTCGGTGGTTTCGGCGGTGGCGGTGCCAGCACCGATCCCGGCCTCCAGGGATTGGCTACTCGCGCCGATGTCAATGAGGCCATTGCCTTCAATGGTGTGGAGCGCGGCATCTCTGCTATCCAGCAGGGCATCTGTGACAGCACCTATGCCCTGAACAACAGCATCACCAGCGGCTTCAACAACACCAATGTGGCACTTCTCCAGGGCTTCAACGACGTCCAGTCTCAGATGTGCAACATGGCCGCTCAGGCTCAGGATTGCTGCTGCCAGACCCAGCGCGCCATCGACGGCGTGAATTACAACATGGCTACCAACACCTGCGCCATCCAGAATACCATCCAGAATAGCACACGAGATATTATTGACAGCCAGAACGCTGGTACTCGTGAAATCCTGAATTTCTTGACTCAGGATAAGATCGCCTCCCTCCAGTCTGAGAATCAGGCGTTGAAGTTCCAGGCCAGCCAGACCGCACAGAACTCTTATCTTGCTGCCATGTCTGACGCTCAGACCTCTGAGCTGATTCGGCGCATCAACCCCATGCCCGTGCCCGCTTACCAGGTGCCCGCCCCCTATCCCTATTGCGGGGCCTACAGCAACGGCTGTGGTTGTGGCTGCTAAACTTACGAGGAATCCTCGTAAGTTGATCTTCCGGCTTTGCCGTGACTATTTCGGGGCGGCGGGCTAAGTGTCTGCCGCCCCTGATTTTTGGAGGTATTTTATGTCTTGTAAGCCTGTTTGCCGACTGTGCGACAACCTGGTGCTAAGCCAGGCGGTCACCTTTACTGGAGGGAATCTTGAAATCAATCTGCCTGCCGGCGCCTACAACAACGGCGGGAAGTATTGCATTGTGGTAGCTCAGTCCATCCCGGCCACAACTACCATCAATGCACCTGTGTACATTACTATTGGTACGGGGACAGAGCTATATCCCCTTACCAAGCGTAACTGCGCTCAGGTGACTGCCTGCGGCATCCGCACTCGCACCCGCTACTCCGTCTGTGTGGTGACTACCCCCACCGGCGGCTCGTTCCGCATGTTGGGGCAGCCCTGCTGCTCTCCCAGTAACAATCTTGCCAGTATTGACGGCGGTGCTGCACCCGCCCCTACGGCGTAAGGAGGGGTCAAAATGAAACGATCTACTCGGATGATGCTCATGTCCAGTGGCAACAATCGCCGCTACAACGACGGACGGAGCTACGACAACTACGATGTCGATGATAAGTTTCGTGACCGCCGTGGCCGGGAGCATTACGACAATGGCCGCTATGCGCCGCGCTCTGAGATGATGGAGCCGGAGGATCGGGGCTATCGCCGTTACTCTGATGGGCGCTTTGCCCCACGTAACGATGGTGGCATGTGGGTAGAGAGCCGATACTGGGATGACCGGATGTACGGTCCTCGGTCTCACTACGGCTACCCTTACGTCCCACCGGTCTATCGGGAGGATGGGAGCGCATACACAGAGCGACGGGAGATGAATCGTCCCATGAACAAAATCGGATTCGCTATCTCTGGCGAAGGTGAAATGAAAACTCCGAGAGAGTTTGACCATGACTACCGCATGGACGAGATGGCGTACAGAAAAGGTGGAGAACACATGACAGGTTATGGGGCTGCTTCCGGCTATATCCCTTTCACCAAGGAGATGGCCGATGAATGGTCTAAGCATATGGACAACGAGGATGGCACCCGTGGCGCTCACTGGACGCTGGAGCAGGCCAAACAGGTCATGGCCCAGCGTGGGATTGAGTGCGACCCTGTCCAGTTCTGGGCGGCCCTCAACATGGTCTATAGTGACTACGTTAAGGTAGCCAAGAAGCACGGTGTCGGCGATAAGATTGATTTCTATGCCGACATGGCAAAATCGTTCCTCTGTGACAAGGACGCACCGGAGGACAAGCTGGCCCGCTACTACGAGTACATCGTGAGGGGCTAAACAAAGGGCGGGGGCAATAGCCTCCGCCTTTTCTTTCCTAAAAGTTTTCCCTTTAATTTTCCCTTACCAGCACATTTTAAGTTGAAAAATTTCATTGCAAAATGAAAGAATAAATGATATATTTCGATTAATACGATAACTTTTAATTCTATTTGATATTAAATAAAGTTTACAAATAGCAACCAATAGTTGCGTAACGAAGGAACCCGTTAGACCTTGAAATGCAAGGATTCTAACGGATTCCTAGTTATCCACATAAAAGTTTTCCCTTATGTTTTCCCTTTACAGGTTTAGAACATTTTTTATAAATCCCTCCATGCGGGCAGCGCTGTCCTGCCTCATGCGCTCCGTGAAGTGCCCGTATCTGTCCAGAGTAAAGGCCGCGCTGGCGTGGCCGAGGTTGCTCTGGATGGTCTTGATATCATCGCCAGCACGAATAGCATTAACGGCATAGGTGTGACGCAGGTCATGGAAACGGACTCCATCAAAACCGGCTTTTTTAATAAGCCGCTTAAAACTCCTGTCTACAAATTGGTGAGTAAGCGGATGCCCGAGCTGGTTTGTAAAAACCAAGTTATGTTCGTTTTCCCATGCAGGCCCGGCCTTGATTTTCATTTCTGCTTGCCTCCGCTTCTGTTCCCTTAGAACTTTTATTGCGGAAGTTGCGATGGTGATAGTTCTGCTCTTCCCATTCTTAGGAGATGCAAAGACCTCTTCATTTACCCGGAGATCGCTCCTTACAAGTTGCCTATTGACCATCAGTGAGCCTGATTTTAGGTCAACGCAATCCCAGGTAAGACCAAGCAACTCAGACTGTCTAAGGCCGGAAAATAGAGCCAAGATGATAAGGGCCTCGATCTGATCCCCTGCTGCGGCCTTAAGTAATTTTGATACATTAGCATCATCGATAGGATGTATCTCTGTCTGCTCCTGACGGGGTAATTCGCAATTTTCGGCGGGGTTCTTTGGTATGTACCCTAGCTGCACAGCCTTTTCAAGTGCTTGATGGAGCACTTTATAGGCCAGACGGATTGAGGCAGGAGAGAGTGCCAATTTATTAACAAACCTCTGGACAATATGTGGGCGGATTTCATGGAGGCGAACAGCTCCCATAGCGGGCTTGATATGCCGCTCTATATTATTCCTGTATATGCGTATAGTATTTGGTTTTACCCCAAGCAGATAATCTTGAAGCCAGCTATCCAACCATACATTCAGAGTTAACTTTACTGGGTCAGTATAAGTTCCTTGGTCTACGGTCAATGTGGCCTCTTTGAGTTTTTTAGCGACTTCTTTTTGCGTTTTCCCGGTAATACTCCGCTGAATCTGTTTCCCTGTACCTGGGTCATACCCAGTTGTAAATCGGGCCTCCCAGTAAGTATATTCTTTCCCATTTCTGAGTACCGTTTTTTTGCGGATTGTCCCGCTACCCGCAGCAGACTTTCTAGCCATTGATTTTTCCCTCCATTCTGGTATAATGGAAGGGCAGAGCGCCCGCAAAGCAATCTGCCCCTCTATGGCCGCTCCTGGTGTTCCAGCACCGGGTGCGGTATTTTTATTGCGCTTTTTTCAGTTCGGCGATTTCCTGATTCATGGTGCGGATCGCCAGCTTAAGCACGGATACTTCGTTTCGCAGTTCCTCGATTTCACTCTTTGGCGTGATGGCGTCCATAATGGCCTGCTGTCCCTCGGCCAAAAGGTTAAATCGGGTTGTGACCTCCGTGTCCAATAAAACCTTTACATCGTGCATGATGTCCTGTTTCTGCTGTTCCAACAAGCCCTTCGTTTCAGACATGATGTCCTGTTTTTGCTTCTCCATCAACTGTGCGATTGCCTGCAAATCTTTTTCGTCAAGCATATGTAAATCCTCCTATTACAATTCTGTCGCTAGATTCCTGTTCTGTTTGGCAATCATGGGTTGGTGTACCATATCATAAGCATAGTCCAATAATCCGTTCTTTTCCAATGAAGCAATCTTTTAGCATATAGAAAATAAGCTGCCACAATTTGGTGATAACATATATTGCTTAAATAGAACTAACGTTCTATAATGATAAACAAGGGGAGCAAAATTCCCGACCAAAATATTGGTAAGGTACAAATTGGGAGGAGGGCGCGAAATGACGCCAAATGGAGAAAAAGTTGAAATGCTTAAAAAAGAAATTGAACTTGTCATGGAGCGGAACAGAAATGAAACCTATTTGAAATCGCTCCTTACGCGCGCCCTCGTCCTCGAAAAACTACATAATAAGTGATAAAAAGGCTCCGGGAAACCGGGGCCTTATTTTTTTGTAAAGCCGTCTATCAGTTTTCTGATGGCGGCTTTTTCGTCGTCTTCCATAAACCAATATGCCTTAATAATCCGCTTAATCAGATCATCATCAGACATGTGGATCTGCTCCATGACTTCGAGGAACTCCTCGTCCTCGTCCCTCTGGATATGTGGCTCTCCTTCCCCGGTACGTAGCCAGAGCTCGGAGATGTTAAATTCACGGCAGATGTCGGCAATGGTGCGGTCGCTGGGTACTTTTTCGCCAGAGACTAGCCTAGAAATGAAAGACTGCGAAACATTGATTTTCTCTGCAAAAGCAGTCTTTGTTAGGTTGCTGTCCTTTACGCACCATGCGATTCGCTCGTTAATGGTCTCCACTATTTGCACCTCCTGTCTGCACCTATTAAATCATAAACAAAAAAAGAAGTCAAGGGGAAATTATGACTCAGACATAGAAAATGCTTGACTTGTTGACTTGGTCATGTTATATTATACCCAGGACAAGCAGGGAGGTGAAACGATGCCCGTATATGACACCAGCAAACTCGCAGATGCACGGACTGTTGCCGAGAATCTAGCAGGGCTCCCCAAAGAGGCGTTACTTTATATCGCTGGTTACGCCGAGGGATACCGGGATAGGCCCGCACGGAAACGCAAGAAGAAAGATAGCGCAAATGGAGAAAAAGAAGCCCGCCCCTGACGGGGCGTGGAAGGAGGTAAGTGGGGTGAAGATCATCATTGAGGCTGATTCTAAAGAAATTGCTGACCTCGTACTTACACTACAAAGCCAGCGGAATCAAGATGAAATTGCTAAGAACTATACGATAGATATCTTTGGAAACAAATACCTCGATTACGAAAGTGGGGGCCGGGGATGTTCCAATGGATAGCTTTAGCTTTTGCGGCGCTTGAAGCAGGGTACATATTTATTTGTTGGTTCTTTGATGAGGAAATAAATGCGACAACGGTTTCTGTGCTTTCCGCAATAACGATTTTTTGGATAGCAATGCATTTCCTTGTTTCATAAATTTAATGGAGCACAACAAAAAGCGCCCCGGCCAGTGCACCACCACCGACCAGGGCATGACACCACGTACCGAAGCTACGAGGTATCGGAGACAGTATATCACATCCTCCGGCCTCTGGCAAGATTGGAGGATTTTTTATGCTCAACAAAAAAAGCGAGGCGCAGGAAATTGAGAACTGCGCCAATAACTTGAACCACACCATGGACAGGCTTTGTCTGGCATGGAAAGGACGGAAATGGGAGGAGGCCCATATGGACTACACGTTTGAAGATTACCGCAAGGCGCTGGAGGGGGCCGGGCCTAAGCTGAAAGAGCTTGTGCTTGACCGGGCGGCGCACGACC